CCTGCATCGACAACAAACCCTAGTAATGCAAAAAGAGTTTGACTTGGTTCTTTATAAGGGATCAACATCAAGGATTCGCGGATCGCGCCTCCCGGTGCATCTACATCCCGGAATTCTCCGGGTTGGAGTGGTTGGTCATCGTCCCTAACTCGCAGCCCTCTAGCTTTAAAGCCTGCGGGGAGATTGGACAACGTACCTGCATCGATAAGTTGTCTAAGAGCAGATGTTGCTGTTCTTGATAACCCCCCGAGCATGTGGATAAGACCAAAGCCATAAAAGCCAAGGCCGGGTAAAAACTTATAGTGAACAAAATATTGTATCTTTTTTCGGAGAGGATCATTTTCTTGATAGTTTCTATAAATAGATAATACCTTTCCAGACCCCTCATCAACAGTAACAACATAAGGTAGCTTAATACCAGTTGCTTCTCCTGTTTGCGAGTTCTTATCTTCGAATCCGGGTATGTCCAAATCGCAATGAAACTCTAATAGTACTATGTCCTCTGCATTTTGTGTTGATGTAATTCCATCAAGGTCATCATACTTTTCACCAGCAGCAGTTTTTTCTGTTGGTGACATACTAACTTCAATGTCACGGTACATACCGCCTACTTGTTTCTTACGTAATTCGTTACCCATGATTTTAACAACGTGTGTAACTCTTTCACAAGATTCCATGTCCGTCGAAACATATGGCATTACCACATCTTCTGCTGGAACAAATTTTGAAACTGCTCTGCCTCTTACAGCATCATAATAAACTTTTTTAAAGGCACTACCCGCTAGTGGTAAATGAAATAACATCTGATCAAGTTCTTGGTCGTATTCTTCCATTTCATAACTAATTTGATAGTTCATGAATTCTTTAACACGCTGTGATTGTTCTTCGATCGCTGGTGTTATCTCGCCCACTATTTGTGTACGGATAGGGCCTTCGGGAGGTAGTAACTCTTTATAAGCTTGCGCTTGAAACTGTGTAACCGTTTCTGCTAGTAATGGGTGTGTAACACCTGTCGCACCAGCAAATGGTTTTGTTCTATCTTCATATTTAAATCCAAGTAAGTCTAAACCGTCTGTGTATGTTTTTAACCAATCTGCTCTTGCATCTTTATCATATTCGTAATCACTAACTAAACTTCCAGATAAAGATTCTAATTCATCATCTGGTATAAGTTCTGCAAGGTTCGCGTTAAATGCACCTTGTTCCGATGTATCTGGTAAAGGATTGACGATTGCTGAGCCATCTTCCATCATCATCGCATCACCGTCCATCATAGGTGTAGATATTTCTTGATCCACCCCTTGTTCTATTTCTAGGTCAATTAAATCTTGATTATTTTTTTCTATAGCCATATTACTTCAACTTCTTTATGTTGTCATAAGGATCACCAAACTTGTCAATATATTTTATTACCAAATCATCATCATCATCCCAATCGATCCCTACTTTTGTTAACTCATTCATCATAAAAAGATTCATTATTGAATCCATTAATGATCCTCCTCCGTCTGATTCAGAACCTTGATCTCCTCCTATACCTAACATTTCTTTTATCTTTTGTTTCGCTGTAAATCTAGGATCAACAGGAAATTGATCTGCAATTATTTTTTCTATTCCAACTGGTTCACCCGGGCCTGCTATATTTTCTGGTGTATCAAATTCTGCCATGAGTGCTTTAAAGTTAACTGGTTTTTCTTTTGGTACAATACCGCCCAAATCATAACCAAGTGGTCTTGTCATTTTATTTATGTTTATCATAAATTAAGTGGCCTTGTCATTTCATTTATATTCATCATACCGCCTTTTGCAACCATTTCTGGTTCTGGATTCAATAAGTCCATTTCAAAAATATCAGCAGGAATAAAGTCTAAAGCATCTAATGGACCAGTTGGTATAATTGTTAATATCTTCAAAGCCTTACCAGCAATTTTCCTAACAATAGGACTGTCTGCAAATTCTCCAAAAGCTGTTTTCATGCTTTGAAGAAAAGTTTTTATTTTTGTTTCTCTTGGTGCGTCCATGGACGCCGCTTCATCTAAAAATTGTTTTGATTTTTTTATTATATCAACTCTTTGTGCTTTATTAGCCGATGTTTGTGGCCATAAGCCTTTTGCTCGCATCATTGCTACTTGTTCTGGTGATTGACCTACCCAACGTAATCGTGGGTGTTCTGATTTTGATACTATCTCATTAAACTCTGCTAGTGCTGTTCTATCTTTCCCTATTCTGCTTTTAAAATTAGCTTGTTGATCTTTTGTTATAACGCCTTTATCTTTTGCTAAATCAATTAACATTTGAGGTGTCATGCCTTTAGCAAATGTTGGTATATCAAGAATTCCTGCACCTGTTATTCCTCTTGCTGCTTTAGCTGCTTTAGACGCCGATTCTGCTATTTTTTTATTTGCTTGTGTAACTTTATCTACCATTTTATTTTTCCATCGCGGTGGCGGCTTTCACCGCCATGCGACTAACCCAGTCAGAGGTGTGTGCGTTTTTGGCCGACTGGTAACTCATTAATATCCTCGTTTCGCTGCCTTTGGCTTGACCATAAGACCGCCCTTGTATCTCTTGACAATGCCACCTTTAGCATTTTTTTTGTCTAAAAATTCTTTTATTTTTTTAGCTGCATCCTTACCTAGTTTTGTAGCATCAATATCTTTTTTTGGCATTAAGCGTTCTGGTAGTTTTTTTGGCATTAGTTTTTTCATGTTCATTTTTTCTCTGAACTTAATAGTTTTTCCATCTTTAGTTAAAGTATAAGTAGGTGGATTTGACATCCCAACTAAAGGACCTACTTCCCATCCTTGATCTTTATAATCCTGTAAAGTTGTTGGTTTTTTATCTTCTTTTTTATCTTCTTTTTTAGTTGTTATAGTCATTAGTAATACTCCATTGGCTCCGTGATCCGTGGTTCATCGTAGTAGTCATCGGGAAGTTGTACAAAGTTGCCTTGACGGTATCGCATGAGAGCTTGTGTTGTTGAATCAACATAGTCATCATGATCGCCAAATGGAAAAGCTGCACACTCCTCTATAACGTCCTGCGCCCACCTTTCATCCGGACACCATACTTGGCCCGATTCAAACATTGGCGCTACTGAATTAACCCGAACATGTTTATCATTGCCCCTGCTAGGAGTAAAGTTCACAACGGGTATTCCCGAGGATCTTAACTCATCTGTCAAGGGAAGTCCAGAAGCTTTTGCTTCTACAATCACTGTTTCTGGTTCCCAGTATTTATATTTTTCCATAGCACGTTTTTTTAGCTCTGTAAACTCCCATCTTCCTTTTTCTGCATCTAAAAGTATTATTTGAGGATTTCCTCGTTGCGGATGCGAAAATACGCCCCATGTAGTTATAGCTGAATAGTCTGCTGTCTCCTTTTTCGAGAACGCTGTATCATAGGATTGTATAACATGGATCAAGTCTGGTATATCTTTTTCTTCCCACATTTTCCACCATTCACGCTTAATAATACTACCTTCCTCAGATGTTGGTTGTTGTTGCCATTGTGCTTGCCATTTTTGTTCTGTTAAGGAAGCACGGGTCGCGGTCAAGGAATCAATGTCCCAGTACTCTGGCCAAATAGGTTTTTGACTTGGTAATATAGCCGGAAACTCAATAATCTCCCATTGGTCTGCTTTAGGCTCTTTAGCTTGCGCGTCCATCAATCTCCCTGTTAAATCTTTCACGGACCATCTTGTCATAACAATAACGATAGCACCGCCGGGCTGTAGACGCTGTCTTGGTCCAGATGTGTACCATTCATAGGCATTATCAAATGCTGTTTCGGATAGAGCATCTTGCTCTGAGTGCGGATCATCAATGATCAATAAGTCTGCACCACGGCCCGTGATACTTGAACCAACGCCCGCTGCAAAGTACTCGCCGCCTTTGTTTGTTTCCCAACGGCCAGCCGCTTTACTGTCCGCGGATATCGCAACTTGGTCAAAGACTTGTTGATAAACTTGACTGTCAATAAGGTTCTTCATCTTACGACCGAACCTAACAGCAAGTTCTGTATTGTGTGTTGTTTGTATAATTTTTAACGTAGGCTTATTTCCGACTAACCAAGATGGAAATAAAAAAGAAGCAAACTCTGATTTTGTATGTCTAGGTGGCATATTTACAATTAAACGTTTAATTTTACCATCCTTTATGTCTTCAAATTTTTTTGCAATTTTTCTGTGATGATAACCAGAGATAAAGTCTGGCCAAACATGTCGGACAAAAGGTATGAAGTTTTTTTCTGCGGATTGCAGCTTTT